TTTGTTGTTCCACATATCTTTGCTATTTTACTTGTACTAAACTTATCTTCAACTAAAGACTTAACATCATTCAACTTTTTATTGGTCCATTTTATTGGTCTTCCCGTTTTAGCCATGCTTGTATCTCTTTCTATTTTGCTTATTCCAACGCTTTTGCCATGCCCAGCAGCTGAGGGACCCACCATAATGCTCGCATAGTGAATAGAACCAGTCTTTGGCCAAAAACACTAAATTACCCGGGTCCAATCGTACCACCCACCCTTTTAAACCCCGATAGGAGCGAGATATGAGCTTTTTTATTTGGCGGAATACCGTCGTTTCCTCTCCTGGGTCCCAAACGTCCATCATGCTGTATCTTTTGGGTTTAAGTCGGCTTGTTCTATTTTTTTTGTTAATGGAACCACATTATCTTTCTCTGCAATCTTTAAACTTGCATTAAAAGCAATTGTAATACGTTGCCGTGGTGATGGATTACATACTACATCATGTAGAAGGTAAGATGGAAAAACAAGAACGTCCCCGTCATTCGGAAGATGCGCAATCATGTTGGAATGGGGCATGTGTGGTGGAATCATTTTGTATATTTGTTCATGCGTCGCAAAACGAATGACACCTGTATCATGTCCTTGCACGTAATATACCCCGGATATATCGGCATCCGCACGGTAGTGCGTGTGAAATATATTGGCGCCCCCAGTATTATTAACATTTGTCCAATAGGTAATTGCTGCATCAACTTTTTTATTAGGGAGATAATGATCTGTCCATGCGGACATAAGCATACCAATAGGTTTCATCAATTCCTTCTCACATTTATATTTAAACATGCTACGCCAGCATCCGGCATTGCTGAAGTCCATCCCTTTAGGGTCTTTCTCCTTTTGTTCCTTAATCTCATGCATCAGAAGATTGTTTAAATTTGAATAATTATCCCATTGTCTGTAGAACAAACGCGTATCCTGGATTGGAATCTTCGCTATTACTACTTTCCCGTTTTTTTCTTGCGCCATTTTGATGACCTCTTCTTTCTTTTTTTCTTGCCTAACTTTCGTCGGCCTTTATGTTTACTTAATCCTACTTTCGCCATATACTTTTAACGAACATTCTGCCCCACACAGAAATACCATTTGGTATTCTTGTTCCGGATTAAATTTCTTACTTGTCCAATATAATAATTTTTTAAGCCATGTACCACATTGTGAACACTTAAATTCTGGTCCTGGGCGCACGGTGCTTTTATCATACTCCACAAAGTCCCTCACATTCATCTGAAAATTCTTCATCAAACGTTTCTCCAAATAAACTTTGTTGTTTCTTTGGCTCAAGGAAATTTATGCTTCTAAGCGGCTTCGCTGACTTATGAAGAAATAGTTCTGCTTCTGTGTTCTTTAATCCATGTCTAATCTTGTCATCAACTTCACACGCATCATCCCAGTCCTTAGGATAATTCTTCTGCATGTTTTTCCACTGATCATTGTGGTGGTATGGGCAACCAATACATGATGATTTACCTGGCATAGGGTGTTTCTTTATATCACGGTACCATTGCAGGCAATCAGCACGTGACATTTTCATTTCAATTAAAGGCCATCTTGATGTAAGCCATGGCATCCGCGCCTTCTTCATGCGCATTGCTTCATCGGTGGATATACCAATCCATTGTTCGACGATCATGTCTTTTTTAACGCGGTGTCTCGGCTTGATTCCTAAAATTTCCCTCATCTTTTTTTGTATGGGGATAACTTTATAATCATGTGTACATTGACGGTATAGCATTCCAACCTTTCCACCAGGACGTGCAGCAAATAGTGGTGGATTTGGTACACGTCCGGCGAAAGATTTATGCTCCTCATTTGACCCTTTAATGGGGTTCGCTGCGCGGATAAGGTCTTCCCTAAGGTTTCCTCTCTCTACAGTAATGAGTGGGCAAATCGTTATAGCCTTTTTTAAATATTCTACATGCTCATACACGAAGGAAGGTTCCCATCCTGTATCAGCAAATATCATGTAATCTGGTTTGTGTTTTGTCAGTCCTTCTTGTGCCATGAGTGCCAAACAGGAAGACTGTACCCCTGCCCCGAGTGATAACACGCGGATGGTGGGTTCTCGTTTCTTTCCTTCTTCATCAAAATACTCTGGCTCTTGTGTTGCCGCAACTGCTGCCATTGTATTAAGCGTCTTTCTATTAGGCGTAAGTTTTGTAGACATTTCTTCCAAAAGTTTTCTTCTTTCATATTCCATCTGCTCCGGGTTAATAGCAAAACCTGGCTTAACTCCAGCAATAGGCTTGTTTGCTGCCGCACGTTTCTTTCCTTGTTCACGGTACCCGGGTTTTCTAGTCTCTGTCATAGGCCTCTAATTGTTTTAATGTTTGGGTGATTTTTTGCGTATAATACACATCTTCGGCATAAATTGCAAGTGTCCTGGCCAAAGATTCAAGGTCCACTATGTCGCTGATATACTGGGTTAATCGCTCCTCTCTAAAGTCTCTATAATGATGGTTATTATTAAGTAAATCAATATAGTAAGATATGGATTCGCATTTAGTCTCAAAGATCCTAAGCCCCCAGCTAGCATTAGGTATATTAAGCGGCTTCATTTGGTCATCTGCTGAGTCAAAAGTGCGGATCCCTAACAAATTGTTACCAATTGTTGCAAACCTGGAACGTCCCCATTCCGATTCATGAATGGCTTGTGCTATCACTAAATTTACGGGAATCCTGTTGTGATCCTCTTCCATTGAATTCAAATGCAACGTACACGCTGTAATATCCTCAATGAATTCCTCATTGTTGGTGTAATCCATTTCTGGATTGAAAGGTACACATATTAATAACACTGCGCATAACCAACTCATTCGCCCCAGCTTTCCCCTACATTAATGTCGACCTTTGATGGAACCTCAAGTTCCACGCAAGTTTCCATTACTTCCTTTACTTTCTTTCCTTCATTTTCATCTGTTACAGAACAGTTAAGTTCATCATGAACCTGTATGTGAGGAACTAAATTTAATTGTTCATATACATCAACCATGGCTTTCTTGGTTTGATCCGCAGCTGAGCCTTGAATCAATCTATTTAATGCCTTGTAAGTATACGCTCTTTTAATAGCATCACCATATTCCACTTTTGCTTGATTCAGTGGTAGTGCCTTGTGTACACCCCATTGTGTTGGTTCCCATAAATCAAATCTACATTTACGTCCCAGTAATGTACGAATGACACCTTTTGTATTGGCACGGTTCATCACTGCTTCCAGCATTCCTTGCATAAAGGGTACACGTGCACGGAAATCAGCAAGCATTTTCTTTGCTTCCTGTGGTTCAAGGTCCAAGTCACGCGCTAATTTATTATAGCCCATGCCATACATGACACCTAGTCCGATAGTCTTCGCAAGACGTCTCTCCACACCTGCCATTTCGGCTGTTTGTTGGTGAAAGTCGAGGTCCGTTTTATGATATGCTTCCTGTACTTCCCTAGCACCGGGTTGGTCGACGAGTCTTGCCCAGTGTGTAAGTAACCTGGGCTCTTGTTGCGAGTAGTCCGCTTTGAGCCAGTACTTCCCACTTTCCGGGATGAAAAGTTTCCTAATGTCTTTCGCGAATTGACCCCTACTCGGAATCTGCTGTAAATTAGGATGATTATAAGAAAAGCGACCAGTGACAGTACCTCCACTGTCAGACCTAATTTGGTTAATGTGAGCATGTATCCTCCCGTCATTGTTGTGATTTAATAACCCATGCAGGAATGTCCCTCTTAATTTGTTCAATTCCCTCGCCTGCATAATTAATCGAGGTAGTTCATGTGGATGATCCGTTAGAAACATCTTCGTAAAGGAAGGAGCATTGGTCTTTTCCGTTCTTTCATAGGGTAGGTTCAACGCATCAAAAGCTTTCGAGATGGATGCTGCTGCCCATATCTCTATATTAAGTCCGGTTAGATCCTTAATCCTTTTCATTAATTTTTTTTCTTTATTTTTAAATCTGTCATTAAGACTCACGCATTTATATTGATCAAATCTCACACCCGTCTTGGTCATTCTGTAAATTACATGAATAAGATTGCATTCCAGATCATATACCGTTGTAAGATTATCCTTGACAATTTCCCATGATAATTTTTCATGCAACTTGTAGGTTAAATCAGCATCCGCTTCAGCGTACTCACCCACAAAGGTGGATGGCAACTTGTACATTTCATTCTTGGGATCAACGCCAAAGGCGTCAGCCGCTTCCTTAAGCTTTTGTTCATTCTTAAACTCTCCTAGATATTCATGCACAATGCTGTTTAATGTATAGGAGAATCTATTCTCATCTATAAGTGCCGCAGCTACCATGGTGTCATGAACTCTTCCCTTAACTTCTATTCCAAGGGTGGAAAGCCAACCAATATCATATTGCGCATTGTGAAATATTTTTTCAATGGAACCGTCTTCACATATGGACTTAATATACTTAATAACTTTCTTTTCATCCATGTTTCCCCCACCAGCGTGGGCGATAGGATAGTATCCTTTGAAAGAAGCATTCGCTATAGCGATGCCAATGACATAACCACGCTTACGTGGCCATCCTGGTCCTTCCTTGATTAAGTGTGGATCACACGTCTCTAGATCTACTGCTACTTTGCCTTCAAGTTTAGGAAATTCTGTGGGAGCAACCCAATTGGAATTTACTGTTTTAAAAAGATCCTGAGTCACCAATTTCCCCCGCTATTGCTGAATAACCTGCCATGTCAACAAAATTATCCAAGTTAAATTTTTCACCTTGTGTGGTACGTGATATCTTTAATAATATCATCATAATAGCTACATCAGCAGCTGTAATATTAGCCATTGGTCTTAACTTACCATCTAGAAATATATTCCAGAACTCTGCAATTTCTGCATGATTCTTGAATGCATCTCCATGTGTCTTGTTCCTGTCCTTGCTGACCATTTCTTTTGCAAGAGCAAGTATTTCTTCTTTGGTCATATTATGAACCCTCCCTGTCTTTGTGGTTGTACTATGTGTAGCTCATTACGAGCACGTGTAGCTGCTACATAAAATACACGGCATTCATCATCTGAATCTTTTTCCATTGCTTCCTGTGACTTTCTTGATAAGTCTGTCAGCAACATAACTTTGTCTGCTTCTCCTCCTTTAGCACCATGAATCGTGCTTAAATGAATCTTTGGATCTGATTTTACAAAATCCTTGTTTCTCATTTCAATAGACCGTAAAAATTCTTTATCGCGCGTTCCTACCTTATCAAAAGCTACGTCCCAAGGTCTTCCTCCTACAAGTAATCCATGATTCATAACTAAATCTTCTAGTTCATAATTTTCTTTATCAGCTGTTTTTAAACCTTTGTGACCGCGTTCTATTCCTATTTCTGATGACATATAAGAATAAATAGTTTTCACTTCTGGTAATTCTATATGCTCACCTTGATTTAATTTTTTCCAAGAAGCTGTAGCATTTAATAATTTCTGCGATATAGGCAAACGATTATTTCTTTTATAAAATAATCCTTGTAATCTTATGTCGCGTTCTATTTCATCGAGTAAATAATTGGTTCGTGCCATGATAAGCCAATTATCATCGCGTATATCTACACTGTCGGGGTAAGAATGATACTGTACTAATCCTCTAGTGTTTGTACCATGCCATGTTTTATTAATTCTATTTTGAACCCTACCTATAATTCCTTGTGAACAATTTTGTATAAGGCGTGCGCATCTATAAGACTGTTGTAAGACTTGTCTTTCACCATCCAAACCAATTAAATGTTCTACATCTGCACCAGCCCAACGGTAAATAGCTTGATCATCATCACCGCTTACGTACACTTGTTTGGCGTTTTGACAAATTTTATGTACCATACGCCACTGTAGGGCGCATAAATCCTGTGCTTCATCAACAAAAACTATATCTAATTTCGGAATCATTCCTGATTCAATGTACATTTCTATCATGTCTGTAAAATCTAATACTTCTTTTTTCTTTTTAAATTCTTCAAGTGAACGTTGAGCTCTGAGGAGTGCGTGCCAAGATACATCTAAATTAGAATCATTATAATGTTGTTCTAAATCCATACATTTCATTCGTGCTAAATTAACCTCTGATAGGAGCTGGTTATCAACTGTAAATACTCCACCGGAATCTACACCATCAGATACTGATCCTAGATCCATGCCGAATGACTGCGCAAACTCTTTATAATTATCACGTGACATTACTTCTGATTTTGTTAATCCTAACTGATGAAAGGCAAATGAATGCAATGTTCTAAAATAAGGTAAATGTTGTTCTTCTAAATCAAACTTCTTTGTAGCCCGGTCCCTCGCTTCACTAGCCGCTTTCTTTGTAAAAGCCACGAAGGCGATACGGTCCGGTGGTGTACCTTTCGCTAATTCTTGTTCAACTAAATTTAATAAGTTGTGCGTCTTCCCTGTACCAGGAGGTCCTAATATTATTTTAGTTTTCATTTCTAATCCTTTTCTCCTCTATTCGATGACAATTAGCACATAATACAATGCACTTCTTCCATTCTTCTTTTATTTTTAAAAATTGTCTCCAACTTGTTCTCCAATAACTTGATACGTTTTTAAATTTATCTTCTCTATTTTCATGATGAAAGTCTAAAGCAACAGCTTCTTTATTATAACCACAATGAGCACACCCACAATCTACTTTATGCTTAGAAGTTAATCTACTAATCTCGTCATATATTTTCTTTTTATTCATTTGATTCCTTTTTAATGTTTTTTTAAAAGCTTCGGGATGACGAAAATCACCGGGATAAGTTCCGTCAGGTCTTTTTCTATTACGCCTAACACCAACCCACACGAAACCGTCTTCTCTTACGTCTCCATATTTATATTTAGAATGGGGCACTATCAATCTCCTTTATATCAAAAGCTGAATCCTGTGTTTGGTATGCAGGAACACCCCACACACGAACTGTCCTGCCTTTTAAATTATATTTTTCACTTTTACCTTTAAGATGTCTCAAAGCTTGGACTAATTGCCCCGTGTTAAAATAGGTAAACTTATTTCTCGTTAGATAATCCTGTAAGTCCTTTAACCGAAACCAAGTAGTTCCTTCCTCTGTCCAGGGTTTTCGTAATAATAATTCATCTCGATTTAAGGCCTGGGCGCGATCAGTACAAAACTCCTGGAGGAAAGCTTCAAATTGACCGGCCAAGGACCCATCATCAGAAACAGGAATCTTGATAAGATTATTCATTAGCCTTTCAATTATTTCCTGCCATACTGACTGTTTTACTAGAGGAGGCATCGTGTCCAAAGAATTCATACATTTCTTTTGAAACTTTGTTTGTATCTGCAATTCCTCTGTCTGTAATTCCATTCGCGTGTCACCTACATCCAAAAACCACACTGGTGGGTCTGTCTGTAATTTGGTTAACGCACTAAATTCTAATGCCGCACTGCCATTTCCTATACCGTACTTACGTCCTCTACATACTTTAGCATTGCAGTAGGAATTAATAGGTGGCTCTTTGCATCTGTAATTATAATCTTTTTTCTCTAGTTGTTTTTGAATAATAATAACTTCCTGCGCCGCTAAGGGTGGTGCCATATAATTTCTGTTATATTCTTCCAACAAAGTCTTCCAATTATCGGCATCAAATTTTCTTAAGTAAACACCAATGTTAAAGAGTCCATTGTTCCTTCCTCCTTCTGAAAATCCCTGCGTGCATAATTGTTGTAGACACGGTGGCCCATCCTTTATGACGTCACCGGATACCTGGATTGCAACTTCGTCGGTACCGGCCACTGAATATTTATTATATAAGGATATGAACTCGCGCAATGTTGCGGCGGTTCCATCATCTTTGTAAGCATATCTTGTTGTATTTTTGGCGTTATAATAAGGAAGATTTAAAAAATTTCCTAAGTCCCCTTTTTCTATTAGTATTGTCGATTGTTTGGGAAATACTTCGACGGAAGAATATCCTAGACCTGAGGCAACCTCTCGCAATTTCTCTCGTATTAATTTGGCGGATACTGGGTTTTTAAAAAATAAGAATAAATGAAGCCCCCCGCTTTTTGATCGGCAGGGAACTAATGGTAGTTTTAATTTTCTGATACTGTTTATTATTTTACGATAATCAATAGGATAAGTATCAATATCAATACAACCCCATCGGGATGTGTTATCAGCCATGATAGGAATAATACCCAAAGAAGGACCTTCACCAGCCAAATGAGACTGCCATAAATCATCCGTAACAATTTTTTTAACAATGTAAGACTTCCCTTCCTCCTTACCGTCAGCACGTTTCCCTTCGGGTTGGTGCTGACCATAAGCTACGTCGAGACCTTCAAATATAGATTTGAATTGTTCCACTAAACCTCCAGGTTACAAAAACTTACCTTAAAACGGTATGTCTTCGTCGCTTTCTGCGCTGTTTGATTTTGGAGCCTCTTTTACAGGTTCCCCTTCAACAGTAGGTTTAGCTTCTACATCTCCTCGTGATGCTGCGGTTGAAAATGATTTCGCTTCATTATAAATGTCAGCGTCTTCTACCTGTCCAGCTTTCTCAACTTGATAACCAAACCAACTTCCACGATCATTAGACTCACTAACTGTAGTAAGTTTATAGATCATTGCGTAAGTAGGTGGGGTAAAACTTCCCGATGGACCAGAAACTTTTTGGGTTAGCATTAAGCTATTCCAACGTCTACTCTTTTTTAATTGAGTAGATGTCATGCTGATAACGGCTTGTGACCAATTACCATCAGTTCCTTGAACCAAGACATAATGATATGCCGTAGTGGCAATATAGTTGCCATTTTCTAACACATCTTTAAATGTCATTTGATCACGTTTAGTTTTAGAAAGAATACCACTGTCGGCATCATGTGCTTCCACAAATCCGCCACCGGATTCACGTGGTTTCCATTCCACATATCGTAGTTGATAAAGGACAGGAATCACATTGAGTGACTCGCTGACTTCTTGCGAAACAGTATTATAAAACTGTCCCACTTTTGCTCCTTCAACATATTCCGCTTTCGCTGGATTAAGCTGAGGGCTAGTTGTTTGTAGTATATTAATGTAAGGGATAGCAATATCTCTTGATAAATCAAGATTGCCAAATCCACTTGCATTCTTTGAATCACTAGCAAGAACTGCTAGATCTAACTTTGCTGCTTTCGCAACTGCTTTAGTCTGTGCCATAGGGCTTTTCTCCTTTATTCTTTAATCGTTGTTTTTTGTCCTACGTAAGCGCCTAACAAATCCATAGGCAGTTGTCTACCTGCTTCATGTTGCTCACGTATAAATGCGCGAAGGGTGGAGGGTTCGACCCACTCGCGTTGCGAAGTTGCATAACCCTTTTCACTCAAAGTATCATTCAATCTTCTAGCTTTCTCATCTTCATCCCGTCCAAAGCTACAAGAGATTTGGTTTTTGATTAGATCCCCAAATCCGTTGTTCCTAAACCATTCAAATGCTGCCTCTTTTTTAGCTTCTTTTATGGATGCTCCATAATAGTTTCCTACTTTAAGATGCCTGCCATCTGCTAGTTTTAATTCTGATAATCCCACCTCTGCGAAGAGGTTAGGTAATACATTTTCTGATAAATGTTTTTTGTAATCTTTTTTCTTTTTTAATTGATCTTCCATATCACTGATTTCTTTATCCGTATCAGCAATATCATTTGCCACTGCACCAATTTTACCCATGTTGTCCTGGGCCGTGGAGCCAGCATCTTGTTGCATTTGTTTTAATAAGTTATTCATTCGTCCCTCTCAAATCTATTTCTAAATCGTAATATTTCTTTTCATCGCGGTCCCATTTTAGAACTTTGAATTTTCCTCTATTCATTTCGCTAGCAATCGCACCAGCAAGTGCAATTATAGCAGGATCACCAATTAAAAGCAAGTAGTCATCATCACAAAATGTGGATAACTCTTTTTTTAATTTATGTGTTAATGGTCCAGAGGATAAAACTATTTGTTTATTATCCGGAAGTAATACTTTTAAATCACCAAACTTCTCTGCTGATCTAATGTTTCTTCCCATTTCTTGTAAAACGTAAACTGTCATTTAGGTTTAACTCTTCTTTCTTTTAGGATTAAATTTTCTTTGCATGCGTTGCAAAATTTTTCCCATAAAATGTTTTCCATCACCAGGTTTTTTTTCAATAAAATCATTCCCAGGACCCGGAAGATTTTTACCATTATTTTTAAATTGTATTTTCCAGCCACTTGCCATATTTATTTCTCCTTCTAATTTATTTCTTGATTTGTATTATAACATAGTATATAATGTAATGCAAGAATTAAGAAATAAAAAATGTATAAATTTAAAACTGAGCCATATGAGCATCAAAAAGATGCCTTAAAAAAATGTTGGAACAAAGAAGCCTTTGCTATCTTTGCGGAAATGGGTACAGGAAAAACTAAAATTGCATTAGACAATGCATGCATACTTTATAATCGAGGCAAAATAGACCGCTTACTAGTGGTTGCCCCTAAAGGTGCGTATATGAACTGGGTAGATTTGGAAATT